GTGGCTCTCTACCGCGAATACGTCGGAACTCGGTTCGACAAGTCAACTCAACGTCATGTGCCGAACAGCATGTGGGCTTCTAAACCAGCCACGATGATTGCGAAATGCGCGGAAGCGTTGGCATTGCGCAAGGCATTCCCACAGGATTTGAGTGGCCTGTACACGGCTGACGAAACCGACATGGACGCCGTGCAGGCTGAGATCGTGGAAGAGGAAACCGCAGTCAGAAAAAGCTATGGCAGTCGCGCTAGACAGCGGAATCACGACGAACAGGCCGAGCGGCAGCCGCAGTCTTGCACGCCTGAACAGGCTGACGCCATTTTCACCATGCTGCGTGATTGCGGTGTCGCGTCGAACGAGGAAGCCGAGCAAGTGCTGCACCGGCTGACCGGCAAGCATGGATTGACGCCACGACAGGTCGGCCGACAGGACGCGGACAATCTGCTCGTCGCGGCCCCTGATTTCGTTAAACGGAAAATCATGCAGGCATTGCAGGAAATCCGCAAACCACAGCCGGAACAGGTGGAAGTCGTTGACACGACCACCACCGAACAGGAAAACACTGATAGCAAGGAGGCCGAGTGATGGCAGATGAGACCGTTGAATTGTTGCATCGTTTACGTATCACGCAGGAACTCGTTGAGGATTGCAAGCGCCAACTCAACGAGGCCGAACCGAAGAAAAATGGCGGAATCTACAGGGATGCGTCAGGAAATCTTTGGATTCACAATGCCACCAACTTGTGGGAAAAAATCTATTTCAATAAGGAGCGCAGGTGTTGCAAGATTGACCACTTCAATTGGGACGAAGTCGTTTCTCTCGCACAGACAGAACAGATTCTCCCGTTGACATACATCGCCCCATTCAAGGAGAACAAGGAGGAGGACTGAAATGGCCGGTGAGACCGTTATCACGATCGTCGGCAATCTGACCGCCGATCCGGAATTGCGCACGACGTCCGCGGGTGCGCAGGTCGCGTCGTTCACGATCGCCAGTACGCCGCGCTCCTGGAATCGCAGCACGAACCAGTTCGAGGACGGTCAGGCTTTGTTCATGCGCTGTAGCGCGTGGCGTGATCTGGCTGAGCATTGTGCCAACAGTCTTGCGAAGGGCATGCGTGTGATAGCGCAGGGCAGGCTTACGCAACGTTCCTACGAGGCGAAGGATGGCACGCAGCGCACGGTCGTGGAATTGCAGGTTGACGAGATCGGCCCATCGCTCAAGTATGCGACGGCGCAGGTGCAGAAGATGCAGTCAGGCGGATACCAGGGCGGCAACACCAACGGCGGTTTCGGCGGGAATGGCTATCAGCAGCCGCAGCAGGCACAGCAGCAGCCGCATGGAGCCGACCCGTGGGCTGCGCCAACCGGCACGCCCGACAGTTTCGGCGGTTTCGGCGAAGCGCCGGAACCGGAGTTCTAAATGGTGCCATTGGCAGGATACGACCCGCCAGCATGGTGCGAACGGCATGAGTGCCCCTACATCGGACGCTCATGCCCCGAATGCGAAATGGAAACGGAAGACTATTACGCGGATATCGGCGACGCCAATATCTGGGATTTGGAGTGAACATTGTTCGATCTGGACGTTTACGGGGAACCGGTCGCGAAAGGCCGTCCAAGATTCTTCGGCAGGCACGCCATCACACCGGAACGCACGCGCACGCAGGAAGAACTGATCGCGGGCGAATTCCTACGACACTACCCACAGGCGCAACCGTTGGAAGGCGAAGTCATGATGACAATCGTCTTCTACAAGAGCCGCCATGGCAAACCCGACTTGGACAATCTGGAAAAACTCGTCAAGGACGCGTTGAACGGACTCGCCTACACGGACGACCAGCAGATCAAACTCACCCTGTGCGCGATGCTCGAACCCGACCGCATGGCATTGGGCAAACGGGCGTTCGGACTGGTGAAACGACGGCAGGGAATGCCATTGACATACGGCGGCATCGAATACGAGCCACACACGGGAATCCACATCGAACCATTGGACGGAACCATCCACGACGGCATACGCCATGCCACGGAAAGCATGAAAGGACTGTTGCATGACGCGGGCAACGATGCGCGATATCGATGAAATGACTTTCAACATCCAAGTCTGGGATTACATGAACTGGGCTTTGGGAGACAGGAACCTTGGTTTCGACAGGCGGTTGCATTGGATGGGCGAACCGGTCAACGTCACCACGTTCAAAAACGCGGACAAGCCAGTGTCGGAAATGTTGGACGAAGCCCGCACTATCGCCGCAGACAACGACATGCGCGTCTGGGTCGCCGTCCAACACGTCACCGGCATGAACATCTCAGGAAGCCTCGTGCTAATCCCACCGGAAACATGGACACGACTCAGCCAACTCGACGCAAACCGGGAACTCGACGGAATCCACTTTATCCAACCGGCTGTCGGCAACGGGATGGGAGTGGTCAGCCTCTACCAGTTCGCACTGCTCATGAACCACTTGCAGCCACTCGGACCGGACGAATCGAAGGAGGATTGAAATGGTTGAAATACGCCAATCATGCTACATGTGGCAGAACGTGAAACTCAACCGCATCCAAGCCTCCCTGCTGGTGGCATTGGTGCGTGACGGACGATTGCCGCACGTGGACTGCGAATGGTCGAAACAGTATCGGACAATCGACGCCTTGGCCGCGCGTGGACTGCTCGTCAAGCATGATGACGGACTGGTGGAGCCTACCGGTTTCGGACGCGAATACGTTGACCACATCCTCACGCCGGTGAAGACGCATAGCACGGCGACATCCAAAAAGTTCAACATGTTCTGGAACGACCAGTACGCGCATCCGAAAACATACCACTATAAGCCGGAACGGTTGCGCGTGGTGTGCGCTAGGGGAGCGGAATGAGACATCAGCAAACCATCATTGACAAGGACAGATCATGAAACACAACGAACAGGTAATGCTGTACAGCCGTGAATGGTTGGAACACGAGCGTCGCAAGGCATGGCGAGAAGGCTACGCCGCCGGGTGGAAAGACCAGGAATGCGACTTCCCGCCACACACCACCGAAAACCCATACAAGGAGACGCTCCAGTGAGGCACGACCCGTTCAGCGTCCTGTTCGCGGTCACATTGACCGTCAGCCTGTGCGTCGCCCCGATCATCATATTCATCCTCGATTAAGGAGTTCAAAAATGAGTGACAACGTCAACCATCCAAAGCATTACGAGAACGGCCCGTTCGAATGCATCGAACTGACCCGCCTGTTGAGTTTCGACTGGGGCAACGTGGTCAAATACTGCTACCGCTGGCAGTCGAAGAACGGCGTCGAAGATCTGAGGAAGGCGCTCTGGTATGCGAACGACGCGGTGATACACGGCATACCGCTCTACGCCGACACCAATTTGTCCGGCCTGTGCAATGCATTGTTCTCCGCCCTCGTGGACACCGATTGGGCGGGACTTAGACACATTTGGTGGGCATTCGCGAATAACTGTTTGAAAAAAGACATTCTAACGACCCTCAAGAACAAGATCAATGAAATCGAAAAGGAAGGAAAGTAATCATGGAACATATCGTGCAGTTCGCCATTGGCATTGACGACAAGGCCATACAGAACCGTATCGAGGAACACGCCTATACGGACGTGCTCAACAAGCTCACCAAAAACGCCGTGGACAGTGTTTTCTCATACACCAACGCGTATTCGCGGGACACCATGTGGAAGAACTTGATGGAGGACGCTTTGCAACGCTTCCTCGAAGAACGCAAGGACGAGATCATCGACAAGGCCGCGAACACACTCGCCGACCGGTTCCAACGGACGAAGAAGTATCGGGAAGCCATGGGAGACGCCATCGAAAAGGACGGTGAGTGATGGACGGATTGGACAAGGTTGAGAAAATTCTGATTGTCGTACTGGTGGTATCCCTCGCCGCAACGCTCTTCCTGATGGGAGTAAGCATCTACTCGTACTGGTACGTGGGCACGCATCATGATTACGGCATGAAGACGGTCAAGACCGGCGACGTGACATGGGTCTGCCTCACCGACCACGGCACGACCATCGGCTGCGACACCGTGGAGGAATACCAGTGAACGGCTACATCATCTGGCCGAAGGGCGATATGAGACTGCATACATGCCGAGTGTACAAGACGCTCCAAGAGGCATCGGATGTGGCGCAGGAGCGCGCCGACTCCCACCACAGGCCGTACGAGGTGCGCGTAACCTGCGACACTTCGCAACGAATCATCAAAACCTTTGAACCAAGGAAAAGCAAATGAATGAAGAAATACAAGTGGGAACCACCCGCGTCACATTCCATGTGACGGCGTTCTACCCGCCGATGGATATTGCGGAAGCCTGTGTGTACGTACCGATGTACGTGACCACCGGCGAAACGATTGGAAACCATGAAAAAGGCAGTATCCCAGCCCACGTGCAGAAGGATTTCGACAAGAAGGTAGAGCACGCATTGCAAGTGTTCGCCGACACGCTGAAGGCATCATTCAAGGAAGGAGAGGGAAATGTTGAGAAGCATTGATTTCAAAACCATGCCTTACCTGTTTACCGACAAGGCTGGCACTTGTCTGACTGTGGAGTTCGACGGCAGGGAACTGGATGGCATCTACAAGCAGGTGAAAGCCATGTACGATCTGGAGCATCCGTCTGCTGGCATGCCCATCGAACCAATGGAACCGGGCTGGTATATGACTCGGGATGGTGAAGACCTGTTGAGCTTCGACGGTGACGCATGGCATATCCACAATCTCGGTGGTGCGGAACCGTTCGCTGACGGTGGTCTGGAAACGATGGACTGGAGCGTGGTCAAACGAACGTTCGATGCTGACTCATTTCCTTTAGTTCCAGTCAATCCAAGGAAACCGAATATGACAGGGGAGGTCACGGATGTTCGACAGAAAGCATAGGGAAGTCCGATACGTCAAATGCCCGTACTGCGGCAAAAGCCCAGTCCGCATAGAAGGACGCAGCTTCACGGACAAGAACAAGATCGTCATGCATTACGAGTGCCCAAACAATCATCTGACCACCGGCGACACGCCATATCCACGCGAAGCATTGGACATTTGGCTTCTCGCAGTCGGCAAGGTGCTGAAAGTCGATGACGTGATATGCGACTACTTCGCCAAACAGCAAAAGAAGGAGGCAGGCTGATGACCGAGCATGAGGAATACTGCGTGAGCATCCGCAAATCCTACATAATGCCCGACCACACGCTGGAAGGATACACGGTGACGTTATGGAGGTGGAACCCTCTCGACGAAACATGGTGGTATGCGGCCATGCGTGACTACCTGTTCGCGGACTACAACGGCAGTCGCAGGAAGGCGTTACGGCAGGCGAGACGGGACGCGAGAAAACTCGCCGGAATATTCAACTGCACTAACTATGACACCAACGAGGAAGGAATGTGGCAATGAGCGTGCTATACCACGGTGGGGTTCCAGACCTGAAACCCGGCGACATCATCGAACCGGGGCACAGTCGAGACAATTACGACGATTGTCCCATCTGCCGCGCCAGACGCGAAAAAGGCGCGTCTGCCATCGAAGGCACCGGCCACCCGGAACAGGTGTACTGCAGCAGATACCGTGACTACGCCGCATTCTACGCGTCAATGTACGGCAAAGGCGACGTGTATCAAGTGCGTCCGGTCGGAGAACTCGAAGCCTCCATCGACGAGGATTTCGACGGCTGCTACCGATGCGACAGGCTGGTGGTTGTCAGGGCCGTCGAAAGACACGTCACCCTCACTCCGAAACGTCGCCGGAAGGTCATCCGGCTCATGCAGCGTTTGGGGGGTGGCATATGCCTGAACCCGCTGCCACGAAACGCCACCCCGGAAATGATCGAACGTTGGGCGGCACGAGAATACGCCGACATGCGGCACATCATGCGCGAAGCCGAAAGGAGCATCAAATGAGCATAAGAGTGGGAACAACCTACTTGGCGATATGCGACTATCCGGGCTGTTACCTGGGGTACGAATTCTGGGAACCAACCAAGAAAGCCGCAATCAGTGACGTTATCGACGATGACGAATACAAGGGGAATGATACGAAATGAGCAGTCAATACACGGTTTGCTCGCTGTTTTGGGAGGATCGGGGCCACTGCTATCACTTAAAAAACCAGGGGATGCTTGAAGATTTACTGAACGATGGTTGGGAGATTTCACGGGTGGATACCATGCCGCAAACGAACTTTCCATCTGGCGCATTCGGCGCCACGAACGTCTACGTTCTCGAAAAGCAAAGCGATGACACGAAAAAGAGCAGTGCGTCAGAACCCCTCCCGCATGACATGGGTCTACGTGTGGGAATCCTCCCGCATGACATGGGTCTACGTGTGGAACTCGACACGAACGGAACATACTACCTGAAAAGCGGATGGAAAGAACGCTGTGACTGGATTTATGGGCTTGCTTGGAGGTATACGGATGGTTCCGGCATCGTATCCGTTTCGCGGCCTGACAATCCTGTTCCCATCGCAATCATGAATAGCCACGTGAGGCTAGCAGTCTCATTCGATGAACATGAAACCGGAACCACCGGGCAAAACAAGGAGACGAACATGAAGGAGACAAACCGATGAACGACGATAAGCAGCATGCGGTGTGGCGTGACAGCATCGAAAAATACGGCAAGGAGACGCAAAGCATCGTCTGCATGGAAGAATGCTCCGAACTCATCCAAGCCGTCAGCAAGCGTCTTCGAGGCAAGCCTGACGCCACCGACAATCTTGCGGAGGAAATGGCCGACGTGATCATCTGCCTGTACCTGCTCAAGGAAATGTACGACATCACCGACGAGCAGTTAAATGAATGGATCGCACGCAAGACGGCAAGGCAATCCAAGCGAATGCAAGCCGATGACCCATTCCTGGAAGGCAAGGACGCGGAATGAGCGCGTACCAACCTGTTCTTGACCCTGCTTGCGGCGGGCGAATGTTCTGGTTCGACAAGTCAGACAGCCGTGTGCTCTTCGGTGACGTGCGCGACGAAAGTTGGGAACTATGTGACGGACGCAGATTCGAAGTCAAGCCGGACATGCTGATGGACTACCGCGATCTGCCGTTCCCGGATGAGACGTTCCGTATGGTCGTACTCGACCCACCACACTTGCGCAATGCGGGAGAGACGAGCTACCTGGCGCAGAAATACGGATGCCTCGACCAAGAGACATGGAAAAACGACCTTAAGACCATGTTCAGCGAATGCTTTCGCGTATTGCAGCCTTGCGGAACGCTGATTTTCAAGTGGAATGAGACGCAGATACCCGTCTCTCAGATTCTCAAGCTCACCGACCATAAGCCGCTCTTCGGCAACAAACAGCCGAACCGCACCGGAACACATTGGATCGTCTTCATTAAGGAGGATACGGAATGAGCAGGGCTGAAACTACCGCCATGCTGTCCAAGCTGGTTGAGAAGCGTCTGAAGAACCGCGTCAGCTTCTGGGCAAGCGAGGTGAATTTCGACTTGGGCACCTCGAAAAACAGACGAATCGACTTTATGGGATTCAAGCCGTTCACGCCCGGCTATGTGCTCATGCCGGCAAGTGTGGAACTTGGCGAGTTCTCCTGTTACGAAGTCAAGTCCTGCATGGCGGATTTCAAATCAGGCCATGGGTTGACGTTCTACGGGGACGTGAACTACCTCGTGACCACAAGGGAACTGGCCGAGGAACTGCGAGTCAACTACCTGCTGCCACACAATATCAATCAAGTGCTCACACCATCGAAAAAAGGCGACAAGCTCGTACCGCTTTTCGACGTGTCCGGCAAGTGCCCATCCTACAGGTGCCGCGCCGCAAGCGAAATGCTGTACGCGATGATCGAAGCGAACGGAAAGAGAACGAATTGAGCATCGCGGATGATGAAGCTGAGAAGGTATATCCGACCCGCTACTGGAGTGGAACGCGTGTCAAGGAACAGTTTTCCTGCGACACGGACGAACTGATGTGGTGGGACATGGCACCAGCCTGGGAAGACGTCATGCCAAGTGAGGACTGCTTCTGGACTCTGGCCGAGCCGGAGATGCGAGCCAATTACATCATGGACGCTCGGGAAATGCTCGAAATCGCACGGAAGGCGGCAAACGAATGAGCATCGAGGACAGGGCTGAAACCATCGCCGTCGCCGTCGCGGTAATGTTCTTCGTCATATTCATCGCCTTCATCGGCTATATCTGCTGGGCTGAAGCGACGGCGGACACCATCATCCTCCGTGATGACGGCCAATCATACGCATGTCAGACCAGCAGAATATCCCCAGCGCCACACAACTGCAAACCGGTCAAGGAGAAACGATCATGAGCATCAGATACGTGGAATGCGCCCACTGCGGAGAAGTCGTCGGCACATATTACGTGACCTGCCCGTACTGCGGATACAAGCTGGCCGCGCGCAGGCCGACAGGCATGGATCCGCTGTATGGCATGACCGACGACGAATTCTACAGGCGATTCGGGAGCATGTGATGGAAGATGCTGGAATTCTTCTCACGCCACCACCGGACTTGGTGGAGATCGCCGACGCATTGGACATCATGGCCAAGCCGCACGTCGGCAGCGGTTGGGCGAACGTCAACTTCACCGACCTGCCTTGCACCACGCCACGGCAGGAGGCCATCTGGATGGAATACCACGGAATCAAAAGAGGAGAGGATTAACGGGCGATGTGGTTCAAGGTGGATGATTCGTTCTTCTCGAACCCGAAGACCGCGATGCTGTCTGACGGGGCAACCGCATTGTGGCTCCGTTCCGGCTCATGGTCGGCGCAGCAATTGACGGACGGGTTCATTCCCTCTCGCATGGTGCCGATGTTCCGTGGCTCCGATGATTCCGTGCGCGAACTGTGCGATGTTGGATTGTGGGAGCGTGACGATGAAAGGGATGGCTACCGGTTTCACGATTGGAGCGACTATCAGCCGGACGGGGAGGAAGTGGACGCTCTGCGCCGGAAGCGGAGCGAAGCGGGCAAGAGGGGCGCGGACCGTCGTTGGAAACGGAAAACCGTTGACGAAAATGGCAAAAATGGCAAAACCGATGGCAAATGCCATGGCAAACCGATGGCAAACGCATGGCAAACCGATGGCAAGTCGATGGCAAACTCATGCCCCGTTCCCGTACCCGTACCCGATAAGAAAGAGAAAGAAGAATATTCTTCTTCTTTCTCCAAAGAAATCGGGGTAAGCGACTTCGAGCTAGTGAGGGAGAAGGCGCACGCCAACGACGACATCATCCGAAACTATCCGAACCTCGACCTATCGGACGCATGGAACGCATTCAATTCACGGCATTACGGCGAAACACACACCGTCAACGACTGGACGCGACTATGGAAAGGCTGGTGCCAACGCCGCGCCAACATGAGCGGCATCCCACCCTCGAAACGCCACATACACACATGGCAGTGCGAACACGTGCTGCAGGCGCTCGGACGCGACAAGGAAACCGCCACGCCAGACCAAAGAGCCTGCCAGATGGCGAAACAACTCAACAAGGAGGAAAACGCGAAATGAACAGCAGAACCACCACCCATCCCACGTACGAAGAACTAGCCAAAGCATGGCGAGAAGGCTACTCCGCCGGATGGAAAGACCAGGAATGCGACTTCCCGCCGCACACTAGCGAAAACCCATATCTGGAGACCATCGAATGAAACACAATCCGTTTGAAATCGCGTTCGGCATCGTGTTGACCGTCTGCCTGTGCGTCGCCCCGATCATCATATTCACAATCAGTTAAGGAGTCCAAAAATGAGTGACAACGTCAACCACCAGACAAGGAAGGAAACACTCGAAATGAGAAAACGCAAACCACTCGCGCCCGCCGGCATCGGCCTGACCGTCATCACCATGTTCCTGCTCACACCGGTATTCCTCCTCGCGCTCGCGGGATGCGGGAGCGCGTCCAAGACGTCGACCCCGGCCCACGCCATCGCCGCCGCCGGCACCACATGCTCCAAAAGGTCCGGCGACGACATCAAGGAATGCATCGTCACATTGTCCGACACGAGGCAAGTGGACTGCGTCGTCTACTCAGGCTACGAGAAAGGCGGCCTGTCATGCGACTGGAGCCATGTGAGCGGCGCGGACAAGGAGCCGGCAAGATGAGCTACAACGTCGTCACCCAGGAAGGCATCAGAACGTTCGAGAACATCGACGATGCTGGCGACTACGCGCAGGCCATGTCCTTGAGGACTGGCGAGCCGGTCAAGGTGTTCCATGCCGAGACCGGACTGATCACATTCACAACCAAAACGAAGAAGGAAACGAAATGAAAGTGAAGAAAACCCTCATGGACATGATCATCAAATGGCATCAGGCCGGTTACGCGCTCGACGAGATCGCGCCACTCGTGCCACAAGTGCCAAAAGCTGAAATCGCGGCCATCATCCACCAGCACGACGAAAGGAGCCGGAATTGACCTGCCTGCACTGCGGCAAACCCGCCAGTGGCACGCTCTGCGCCAAATGCACCGCCGACTACTGGACCATGATTCACCAGCTCGGACACGTCCAACTGCCCGCCCTGCGCAGCATCATGCTCCGCCAAGCACACATCGGCCCCACAGGCCACACGCCAAACAAAGGCAACGCGCCACTGCCCATCGACACCCACGCGCAAACCCTCATCAGCGAATCGGAAGCATGGCTCGCCGAACAGGCAGGGAAAATCAGAGCGGCATACGCTGGATACGCCTGGCGTAAAGCATGGTATGCCATCATCAGCAACCGGCACACCATCCTCAACATGAGCACAGCAGCAGACGACTACGCGAATCTGCAACACATCATCCGACGCAACGAACAAGCCCTCACACCAGAAGAAGCCATGGTCATCATCGGCAGCTGCCCAAAATGCGGACACCAAGCCACCAGCACGCCACAAGCCGAAACATGGACATGCCCAGACTGCACATGGCAAGGCGGAGTCCAAGCCATCAAAGCCGAACGCGACAACAAACTCTGGCAACTCGAATACACCGGAAAACCAGTCGAAGTCGCACGCTACCTCGCCAAAATGGACATCCACTGCACCAGCAGCCAGATCCGCCAATGGCTCACCAGAGGCAAACTGCACGCCACGCCGACAAAACACAAAGGAGAGTACGTGTTCAACCTCGGAGAAATAACCGCCATGCTTGACTGTCACAATTAAAATGCTATACTGTCGTATGTTTGTAAAATGAAATGGTCCAGCCAGAAAATGGTTTGGACCATTTTTCATATCCAGCTTCGATAGCTCAACGGTCAGAGCAGGCGGAACAGCACGATACCAACGGTCGGACCCCAACCAACCATGGCACCATACCGCACACAACCATGATGACAACAACGCATTCCACCTCACGCCGGTCCGACTCCGGCACGAAGCACCACAAGGCGGTGACCACATGCCAAGAATCCGCAAGACCACACGCCAATTCGAAAAAGACAAGGCCGCATTCTTCGCGGAGTGCAAAGCACGGCATGCGGTCTGCTGGCTCTGCGGAATGCCCATCGACTACACCGCCGAAAAGAACACGAGCGACGAATCATACAATCTTGACCACCTCTACCCGGTTTCCAAACACCAAGAACTCCAATTCGACCCAGCAGGCTTCCGACCAAGCCACACCAGCTGCAACAGGCTCAGAGGCAACCAAGACCCACCAACACCAATCGGCACACTCTCAAGACAATGGATAACAACAGCATGAGCAAGGAGGCAATGATGCCACAGCAGCCAGTCACACTAGAGCTCACCGCCACAATCAGCGACAAGACATTCCCAATCAGCTCATTCACCGTCAACATCCCGATCAACGTCACCCACAACGAAGTCAACACCTTCAAGGTCGGCGACACATACACCACGCTCATCACTCCAAAGCCACCAAGCACAGACGAACTCATCACACGATTCACAAACGCAATCAAAGCATTCACAACAGCATTCGAAACCAACCCCGACGGGGAAGGGGCGGTGAAATCCTAAAAACCACCCCGAACCGACCTACTGCCCGCGTGGTTGCTCTTCCTCTCCCCGATGATGTTTTTTGTTGATGGGTCGCGCGCGAAGGAGGCTTTATGACGGTCAAGAAGGGTGTTTCCGAGCGTCGTTTTCCGCATGAGTCCGTGGCGGACGCGTTGGAGAGGTCTTTGCGGAATGCGAAGTCGTTGCGTGCGGAGAATGCGGCTGTCGTGGCTGCTGCTCGCGTGCTTGCGGCTCGGATTGATTCGATTCGCAGGACTGGTTTCATTGACGAGAACGGGAAATTGGACAATGTGTCGGTTCCGACGTTTTTGAAATACTGCCAGTCGCTTGGTTTGACGTTGGTGGAGCCCGCCAAGGTTGGGCGTCCCGCGAAGGCGAAGCCTGAGCCGAAGGCCGAGGAGTCAAAGAGCGGCAAGGTTGTCGCGATGGATGAGTTTATGAAGCGTTTCGGCTAGAAGGTGGTGTCTGATGGCGGCTGAGAATCTTACGGTTTTCGGTGCCGTCGACGATGAGAGGCATGGCGTGACCTTGCCACGTATCTTCACGCCGCCGCTCAGGCCGTTGACGAGGGAGACGAGCAATGGTTTCGCGGTGATTGCGTTCGCGGAAATCATGTTGCACGTACATTTGTATCCGTGGCAACAATGGCTGCTCGTCCATGCGCTCGAACTGCTTGAGGACGGTAGTTACCGTTTCCGCAAGGTCATCGTGCTTGTCGCCCGCCAGAATGGCAAGACAACGCTGATGGGCGTTTTGGCCGCATGGTGGCTTTTCGTCGATTCCAATAAGCATCCGGACAGGGTGCCGCCCGTGAAGTTCCTTGTGGTCGGCGCGGCCCAGACGCTTGATAATGCCAAGGGTCCGTACAATCAGGTCAAGGAGTGGTGCAATCCTCAGCCTTCGACCGATGAGGAAGCGGATCTGGTGATCCCGGATCTCGCCGCGATGACGCAGAAGTTCGTTAACACGAACGGCGAGGAGGCGATCATCACCCGCTCGAAGGCCAGATATATTGTCCGTGCGGATAAGAACATTCGCGCGAAGAGCGCTGCCCGTGTCGTGTTCGATGAGTTGCGTGAGCAGCATACTGATGATGGCTGGAACGCTGTCAGTCAGACCACGAAGGCGGTTTGGTCTAGTCAATTGTGGGGCATTTCGAACGCTGGCGACTATCGGTCTGTGGCGCTTCGCAAGCAGGTGGACAAGGGCCGCAAGCTTGTTGACGAGTGGACTCGTCTGAGCGCCGACGGTGGCAATCCGGCCGACGTGTTCCTGTCCGGCGAGCAGGATGGATCGTTCGGCTATTTCGAATGGTCTGCGCCTGACAAGTGTCCGGTGGATGATGCCGACGCTATTCGCCAGGCGAATCCGTCGCTCGGCTATGGGCCGATGACCGTCATGAGCGTTAGATCCGATATTGACGGCATGACCGAGGCCGCTTTCCGCACCGAGGTTCTGTGCCAGTGGGTCACGGCGGACATTATTCCTTTCATCAGTCCGAAACTGTGGGCCAGCGGCATCGACTCGCGTTCCACGATTCCTGACGGCAATCGTGTCGTCCTGTCCGTGGACACGTCGGCTGACCGTAAGACCACGTATGTGGCCGCTGCCGGAATGCGTGCGGACGGGTTGCCGCACGTGGAGCTGATCGCACGCCGTGACGGCATGCTGTGGGTTCCGCATTATCTCGACCTGCTTCGTGAGAGCTGGCCGTCGATTTGTGAGATTGCCGTGCAGTCGAAGGGCTGTCCGGCAGTGGACTTCATCGACCCGCTGACCGAAAAAGGGTGGACGGTGCATCTCATCGAAGGCTTCCGTCTGGGTGCGTGCTGCGGCCGTTTTCATGACCGTGTGCGTGAGGGCAAGCTGCGGCACCTGCCGCAGCCCGCCATCGAACAGCAGGTTTCCGTGGCCGTGTCCCGGCGTCTTGGCGAGGTCGAGGTGTGGGACCGCACCAAGTCCGCATTGCAGATTTCCGGCTTGGTTGCCGAATCGCAGGCATTGTACGCCTTGGAGACCATGCAGGCTGTGGATGTCGAACCGGCTAAGGCTTCCGCCTATTCGGGGCATGGATTGATGATTCTTTGATTTTTTGAAGCGATTGGAGGTGCCTTATGGGCCTTTGGAGCGCCTTGAGGAACGTTTTCCAGCCGCGCTACAGCATTTCCTTTGATTTGTCTGACCAGATGGCCGTGATTCAGGGTCAGACGGAGGCCGAGCTTTTCAAGACGCAGCCGCATTTGCGTACCGTGATTACTTTTCTGGCGCGGAATGTCGCTCAGGTCGGGTTGAAGGAATTCGAGCGTGTCAGCGACACGGACAGGCAGCGTGTGACCGATGATGTGCTGATAAATCTGCTGAAGCAGCCGAACGGCACGATGACGGGCTATGAGTTGATGCGTCAGCTTGTGGCTGACTTGGCGCTTTACGATAACGCTTACTGGGTTGTCATGCAGACGCCTGATCGTGATGCCGACAAGTTCGGCAGCTGGCAGATTCAGCCGATTCCGCCATGCTGGGTGCAGGCGAAGCGTGATGGCAGTGTGTTCCAGCCGGCCTATTATCGCGTTTATCCTGATTTGGGCACGTCATACTATGATGTGCCAGCCGATGACATGCTTGTGTTCCACGGGTGGAACCCTGATGACCCGACGCAGGGCGTTACTCCCGTGAGGGCCTTGAAGGACATTATCAACGAGCAGATTCAGGCATGGTCGTATCGCACTCAGGTGTGGAAGCGGGGCGGCCGTATCGGCAGCGTGCTGGTGCGTCCGAAGGATGCGCCGGAATGGAATGACGCCGACCGAGAGCGTTTCAAGCGCGGGTGGAAGGAATTCACCGACAGGGGAGCGCAGGCCGGTGCCACGCCGCTGCTTGAGGATGGCATGGAGTTGAAGCGTTTGGGCTTCACTGCTCGTGAGGAGGAATTCAGCGAGGTCACGAAGCTTTCGCTGTCCACCGTCGCAAGCGTCTACCACGTCTCGCCGGTCATGGTCGGCATCCTTGATAACGCGAATTTCTCGAATACCAAAGAATTCCGCAAGATGCTGTATTCCGAGACGCTTGGTCCGACCATGCGCATGATCGAGGACAGGATAAACACTTTCCTCGCTCCGAAGGTCGGTGCGCCGAACGCGAATTACATCGAATTCGACATCCGCAGCAAGCTTTCCGGCGATTTCGAGGAGCAGGCCAGTGTGATGAGCACTTCGGTGGGAGCTCCGTGGATCACGCCGAACGAGGCGCGCGCCAGTCAGAATCTGCCGCGCGTCGATGGCGGTGACGAACTGGTTGTGCCGCTCAATGTCATCAAGGGCGGCCAGTCAAGCCCGCAGGATGGCGGTGACCCGTCGCGTCCAGCCGACGGTTCGGCCATTGAATCGGACGACGGTGAGAAAACAGCGGCAATCGTCAATGCTTGGCACGACCGCTTGGAGAAGAGCGTCAAATCACGTTTCGGCGCCGGTATGGGCGTCGATGACATCAAATGGCTCAAATGGCAGAACGAACTGCAGGCCGACCTGATCATCAAGGCCGGTTTGGGACAGTTCGATGCCGGTGTGAGGGCATTGCAGGAGACGGAGGACATGCGAACGCATTTCAAGGAGGTGCATGATGCACTTTAAGGATTTCGATTGCCGATTCAAGGCAGACGGCGAGGACTCGGCGCTCAAGGACGGCGAATTCATCGCCTACCCTTCCACTTTCACCCGCGAACCCGACTGTTACGGTGACGTGGTGGCGAACGGCGCGTTCGACAAAACGATCAAGGCATGGCAGGACAGCGGCAACACGCTGCCGGTGTTGTATGGGCATCGCATGGATGACCCCGATTACAACATCGGCGGCGTCGATTCGATGGGCGAGGACGATCACGGCTGGTGGATTAAAGGCCATTTCGACATGGACTCTCCGAAGGCCGCGCAGGTCTACCACCTGATCAAGGAAAAGCGTCTGAGTCAGCTGTCCTTCGCGTTCGACGTGATGGACGAGGGCGAGGTTGAGCTTGATGACGGCACCAAGGCGAATGAACTGCGCGAATTGAAGGTGTATGAGGCGTCCTTCGTGCCGATCGGCGCGAATCAGGATACCGGCATCGTGGACGTGAAGGACGCGCTGAGCCGGTTGAAGACCGGACGCCACCTCTCGCAGAAGAATCTAGACATTCTCTCGCAGATCGCCGATGACCTGACAGGTCAGGCGAAGAAGCTCAAGGATTTCGTGGCTGAGAACACCACTCAGTCCGACAACAATGATGACAATGACCAGAGTGACGATGCGAAGGCATCGGATGCCGGCGCAGCCAAGAACGAGGAGCCTGAAGGGGCCAAGTCCGAGGAGCCGGACGGTTTTTCCGAAGCGGAAGCGTTGCAACTCGCAATAAAGATTGCCCAAGTCGGGCGGAAAGGGGAGTGACCGTAATGGCATCTCTCAAGGAAAAGCGAGCCGCGCTTGTCAAGCAGCTCGAAGAGAAGCAGGGTCTGCTGGCCGCTGGCAAGGCGGACGGCGACACCATCGCATTCGTGAAGAATGCACTGGCTGAGATCGAGGGCATCGACCGTCAGATGGACGGTATGAAGCAGGCCGATGATCTGCTCACGCAGATCGGCCAGCTCAATGCCAAGTCTGGTGTGCAGCATGTCGGTGGCTCCGATGCCATCCATGCCAAGAGCGTCGGCGAATATTACGTCCAGTCCATGCAGACGGCTGGCTTTGACGTGAAGTCCGCCATCGCTCATGGCTACGAGGTCGAATGCAAGGCGAACACCGACACCAATGTCGAGGGTGCGCCGTCTGCCGGTTACACGCCGTATCTGACCCAGACCGATACCGAGCCTGCTCGCCCGTATCAGCGTCCGCTGGTCGTGGCCGACCTGTTCTCTGCCGGCGCCATCACCGGCACCGTCCTGCAGTATCCGGTTTTCGATGAGCTGGAAGGCAACGCCACGATGGTCGAGGAGACCGGTGCCGCCCCGCAGGTCCATTGGAAGGACCCGACTTGGAAGCAGGACAAGATCGGCAAGGTGGCCAGCTTCTTCGGCATCAGCGAGGACATGATGGATGATTTGTCCTGGGTCATCGGCGAAATCAACGATGCCGCGCAGTATGACCTGAAGCTGCAGGAGGAGACGCAGCTGCTGTCCGGCGATGGCAGTGAAAACAATCTGACCGGCCTGTTCAACCGTGGAATTCAGACGATGGATAAGGATGAACTGTCCGACGCCGACCGTCTGTCCAAGGCTGCCCTGCAGATCACCACCACCACCAACTTCCAAGCCGACGCCTACGTGATGAATCCGCTTGACTTCTGGAAGCTGACCATCGCCAAGGATGCGAACGGCAACTACCTTAACCTGACCGATGGTGCCAAGCTGTGGAACATTCCGACCGTGGCCACCGCCGCCATCACCGAAGGCACCGCGCTGGTCGGCGCTTTCAAGAGCGCCAAGGTGCTGCGCAAGGGTGGTCTGGTCGTGAAGATGACCGACTCCGACACTGACGATTTCCTGCACTTCAAGCAGAAGTGCCGCGTCTCCGAGCGTCTGGGCCTGCAGGTCAAGTATCCGAAGGCCTTCGTGAAGGTCACTCTCGGTAAGGCGGCCTGATCATGACGCAGAAATACGTGCGCTTCGCCACTCCGAAAGAGGCGAACGTCGACAAGACGCAGGACGTGGCGGAACTGGTGGCGCTTGACGCCAAGGGCAAGCCGGTCACTATCGGCGGTGCCGTCTCTCTTCCGGTGGCGAATAATGTGCCGAAGGCGGCTTCTGACGCGCCGACCAAGCAGGAATTCGATGCGCTTATCGATTCTCTGGTGGCCGCCGGCCTGATGGCAGCCACCAAGTAAGTGATTGGGGGTGCGGCATGACTGCCGTGATTGGTGATCTGATTCCAAGCGCCGACTCTTTCCAAGTCGATGCCGGTTTCAAGATGAGGGCCGCCCAGGCTGCGATTCGCAAGCATTGCGGCTGGCATGTCGCGCCTTCCGTCACCCGCACGATTCGCTTGGATGGTCATGGCGGTGACTCGCTTCTCTTGCCATCCAAGCATGTGACCGCGCTTTCGAGTCTGAAGCTCGATGGCGTGGAGCACGTGCAGGATGCGCGTTTCAGCGAGGCTGGGAGCCTTGTGCTGGTCAATGGCGCCACCTTCCCTGATCTGCCTGGGAGTGTGGAAGCGACCATCACTGATGGCTGGGATTTAGAGGATGTGCCGGAAGTGCAGATGATCCTGCTGGACATCGCGTCTCGTGTGATGCAGGTGCCCGGCACTGTATCCTCCCAATCCACGAATGGCTCAAGCGTCACCTACCGGTCAGGTTCCGATGGTGGCGTGCCTAACGTGGCGCTTTTCGATTCCGAGAAGCGCACGCTGCAGCCTTACCGCTTGTCGTGGGGGGTGAAGCCGTGACTTCCGCGTTGGATTATCTCGGCCATGGCTCGTCCTTCAGCATGCCGGGCGCGACCAAGTGGCGGCGACTGCGTGCTCGGAAGGTCGATGACCCGTATTCCGGCGAACAGGCCGGCGAGGACTGGTCCAATCCGGAAACTTTGGATTTCACCGGCGCTCTCGCCAGCTCCAGCAGCACGCGCACGCCAGACGGTCTGCGCGAGCAGACCACGAGCACGGCTTACCTCACGTCTCCAGATCCGACTCTCGACATCATGCCGGGTGACAGGATTCAGGCGTTGCCGGATGACGGCAGGTGTTGGGAGGTTAGCGGCTATCCGAGTCGCGACGCGAATGCTTTTGTGTCATGGCAGCCGACGGTCGAGATTCCACTGTCCGAATATCGGGGGTGATGGCTTTTGGGTGTGATGGTCAAATTCAACGACCGATATTTTGACGAGCTGATGAATTCGGCTGGCGTCAAGGCCATGACACGTCGTGCCGCCGAAAAGACGCTCGAATATGCGAAAGCGCATGCCCCTGTGGATACGGGCGCGTATCGCGATGGCCTCCAAATCGAAGAGGTCAAGCATGCGCATCGAACCACATGCATGGTGGTCGGCACCGATCCGAAGACCCTGCTCGTGGAATCGAAGACGGGCAATCTCCGCAAGGCGTTGAAGGCAGGCAAAACATGACGGCAGTACTGCCACCGGATCTTGAGCTTTGGCTGTGCGCGTATCTGCGCGCACGGCTGAAGCCGTCTTTCCCGACGGTCATCGTTTCGAATCGTGAGCCGGACGATTACGACGGCTCGCGGCCGCTCGTCGTGGTGCGTGACGATGGCGGCTCGCAGTCGAATCGCGTGCTCTTCGACCGGAGCGTCGGCGTGACCGTGCGTTATGGAGCTCGTGCCACTCCGAAACCATGCCGTGACTTGGCGTCCAGAATCTACGGTTTGCTCACCGACCCCGATATTTGCTCGCTTGACGGTTCCCCGATCGCGGCAATCGAAGAGGACGGGTGCAATGGTCCGTATTTCGTGGCCGAGGACGCGAACATCGCCAGATGCTATCTGACTCTCGAATTCTCCGCTATTGGAGAATTCCAATAATTCAATAATTCTTAATTTTAGGCGTTGAAACGTTTGTTTCAGCGCCTTTTTTGTTTGAAAGGACAAAATATGGCAGCTGATTCAGCAGGCAATGACCTTAGCGCCGCGAAGATCGTGGTTACAAGCGCCTTCCGCTTCGCACCCTATGACGCGACCCAGAAGCTGACCGCCGATCTCATCGCGCCGACCGTGGCCGACGTGAAGACCGGCTTGGACAAGATCTTCAGCAAAGGCGGTTTCGTCGGCCTTATCACCGAGGATGGCGCACCGCAGCCCAGCCGCGACGCCGATGATGCGATCAAGTTCCATCAGCCTGGCTACAGCGTTAATGGCACGGCTTCGCTGACCGAACAGTTCACCGTGGCCGAGGATAACAGCATCACGCGCCAGATGACCATCGGAACGCCGGACACCAATGGCGTCTATCACGTGACCGATGTGATTCAGGATGGCAAGTGGTTCTGCTACAAGGAGACCGTTTTCAAAAACGGAACGCACCGCCGCCGTCTGGGTGTCGTGAATCTGACCGGCAACGAACAGGGGCAGGAAACCTCCGGCAAGAACACCGGTGACGCTTGGACCATCGAATGGATTCAGGATGACGTCTGCGATTCCGGTAACAGCAAGTATTTGGAGTCCTTCGTGACTCCGACTGTTTCATCCGATTCTCATACCGAAGATCATCAGGCTGATGATTCCGAGTCTCAGCCGGTCGCCGACTGACATTGATTCTTCCTAGCATGTGTTTCTTTCTTCCTTTCTTCGCATGTGCTGGGATTCTTCCTCTTCATTCAGTGGAGTAAAGGAATTTTTACAGTCGTTTGAAAGAAGGAAGAAATGACCAAGAACGTGATGCCCTCCGCCGCCGATTTCGACGCATGGACTCAGGAGGATGAGGACAAGGCGCTTGAGGCTGTCGCCGCGCAGATGGACGTGAAGCATCTCATCAAGGACGGCTCCGTATGGTTTTTGGCACCGCATGGCCACATTTACAAGCTGCCTTTGGCGCTGTCGATTGATGATTTCGTTAAGCTGTCCGACATTAAGTCGGATGTCGAGCAGATTCAGACGTTGAAGGACATGCTGACTGCTTTCGCTGGTGAGGATGCGGCCAAGGAGCTGGCGAAGGAGCCGGTCATGGTGCCGATGAACATCCTCAGCGCTTATGGCGAAATCATTGCCAAGGTGCAGGGCGCTGATTTGGGAAAATCGTCGGCTTCTGCCAGCTTCTCCGAGGGGAAGACGGCGACCGAATAAGGGCTGATTTCGCGGCGCGTGGATGGAGTCTGCAGACCGACTTGGGCGGCAGACTCCGTTTCGCGGACGCGATCGCCTTGTGGGAGAGCCTTTCGGCGGATCCATCGACGTATTGCGGCATGTCTGCCGTGCATATGGTGCTGCCGATGGACGCGACGGCTATCATCACCGCGATTCAGTCTGGTGGCACGTCGATTCTTGGCGACCTCGCGCCCGAAAAAGCTGGTGGAAAGCACGTCGAAGTGACCGATGAGGAGCGTCGTGCGGCTTTGGAGTCGATGAGCAGCATCTTCGGCTTCAAAAAAACAAGTGGATAGAGGAGGCTGTCATGGCTGGCGGTAGCGAGTTGGGTTCCGCTCATGTGAGCATTTTCCCGCAAATGAAGGGCTTCCGCCAGAACGTGGCGAAAGAAACCGGCAAGGCAGTCTCCGACCTGAAAAACGTCTTTTCCAAAGGTTTTAACGGGGCGCAGCAGGGCAAGAAGGCCGGCAGCGCTTTCAAGTCCGGTTTCAATAGTGGCGCCGCCGAATTGGATTCCGAAGCTTTGAAATCCTTTAAGAAGGACGTGGCACAAGCATCGCAGAAGAATACTGACGCCTTGCTGAAATTCAAGGCCGCGTCCGTGCAGGTGCAGGCAGCTCAGGAGAAGCTGAACGCGGCCACGCAAAAATATGGCGCGGACAGCACGCAGGCTCAGGCTGCGGCCATCAAACTGGAGCAGGCGCAGATCAAGCAAAAAGCGGCCGCCGACAATCTCAAGGCGGCGTCCGACAACCTCAAGACGGCGCAAGGACGGCTCAAGGAGCTTGAGACGCAGTTGGCCGCCGAGACGGACAAGTCGAAGAACGCGTTCAGCCGTATGGCTTCCGGCTTCACGTCAACCGCCCAGCAGATTGTCGGCAAGATTCCGGGCGTGAACGCGGCGGTGCAGAAGATCAGTTCGACGGCTGGCGAGGTCACGTCCAACATCAAAAGCAAGTTTTCAGCTGCTTGGAATGCTTTGCCGGAGGGTGCGCGTAATGCGGCCGCGAAGGCCGGCAATGCGTTGCATTCGGGTTTGAGCAAGGCTTCCGGGTTCGCTTCGAAGGCGGTGTCCGGCATCGGCAAGGCGGCTAAGGGCATGGCCACCGTCGTGTCCGGCGCCGCTGCCGCCGCTGGCGGATATCTGGCGAATTTCGGCAAGCAGGCCGTGGATGCGGCCCTCAAGGCCGGTGAGGTGACCGCGAAATTCCAGCAGGTCGCCAAGAACAACAATTGGACGGATGAGGAGCAGAAGTCGCTGCTCAGTCTGAACAAGACGCTTGGACAGACCGGCGTCATATCCGGTGGCACCTTGAAGGCCGCTCAGGCACAGCTCGGCACTTTCGCGCTGACGGCCGATCAGGTCAAGACTTTGACGCCCGCTTTGGCGGACATGATAGCCAATAACAAAGGTTATAACGCGACAGCTCAGGATGGAGTGCAGATAGCGAATCTGCTTGGCAAGGTCATGACAGGCTCGGCTACCGCGCTGAGCAAATATGGCGTGACCATGACGGACGCGCAGAAGAAGGTCCTCCAGGAGGGTAGCGCGTCCGAGAAGGCCGCGATGGCCGCGAAGGTCCTGGAAGCGAATTTCGGCGGCATCAACAAGGCCCTGGCGGACACGCCGCAGGGCAAGATGACCATCCTACAGCATGAAATCGCTGGATTGAAGACTTCGGTCGGCAATGATCTGATCGCGGCTTTCGGTGGTGTCGGCGGCGCGGTCATCAAGATGGTGCAGGCCGTCGAACCGCTCATCACCGCGTTTTTCGACAAGGTGGCCGCACTGGCCGAGAAGATCGGCCCGCCGCTTGAAAAAGTGTTCGGCGCTGTCGCTGACAAGATCAGCAAAATCAATTTCAGCGGCTTCACGGGCCAATTGTCTGGATTGTCCGGCCCTATCGCAGCCGTGACTGGTCTGCTTGGCGCGGCTGGTCTTGGCGGCGCTTTGAGCGGATTGAGTGGCGTGCCGGTGATTGGCGGATTGCTGTCGAAGTTCGGCGGCGTCCTGAGTGGTCTTGGTGGTCCTGTCACTTTGGTGATTGGCGCTCTGGCCGGCCTTATCGCCATGAGCCCGCAATTGCGCAGCGAATTCGGCACGATGCTGCAGAACGTTTTCGTCAGCTTGCAGCAGGCATTCCAAATGCTTCAGCCGTCGATTCAGACGCTCATGACGGCTTTGAGTCAATTGGCGGCAGCTGTCATGCCGGTAATCACCAATCTCGTCGGCCAGATAATCCCGCTGCTGACGCCGATAATCTCCACGCTTGTGGGTGCTTTGGTGCCGGCCATTCAAGGCATTCTGACCGTGGTGACCACCGTCATTCAGGCGATAACTCCGGCCATCCAAGGAGTCCAGCCGGTTGTCACGGCGGTGGTCGCGGCCATCACGGCTGTGATTCAGGCGCTCATGCCGGTCATCTCGCAGAGCAGCAGTCTCATCACTGACGTGGTGGCTGCCATCACGCCGGTGATTCAGGGCCTTGAGCCTTTGGTTACGACGGTGGTGCAGGCGATTACCAGCGTGATTCAGGCTCTGGTGCCGGTGATTCAAGCTCTCGCACCATTGGTGTCCACCATCATTTCCGCGATCGTCGGTTTCATCGGCTCGACGCTTCTGCCGACCGTGCAGGCCATGCTGCCGTTCATTCAGGGCGTCATCAGTGGAATCGCTTCGGTCGTCAGCGGCATTGTCAATGTGATCCAGGGTGTCATCAACATGGTGACTGGCATCATCAACGGCAATTGGTCGCAGGCGTGGAATGGATTCATGCAGGTCGTGCATGGTGCCGTGCAGGGCGTGCTTGGCTTCCTTGGTGGCATCGGCAGTGCCATCATGGGCGTGTTTGCCGGTGCTGGCGCGTGGCTGTGGAACGCTGGCGCGAGCATCATCAATGGTCTGCTCAATGGTTTGAAGGCGGCTTTCGGCAGAGTGAAGAGCTTTGTGAGTGGCATAGGCGATTGGATCGTCAGACATAAGGGTCCGCTCAGCTACGACAAGGTCATGTTGAAGCCTGCTGGCCGTGCCATCATGCAGGGCTTTGACAAGTCATTGCGGCAGGGCTGGAAGGACGTGCAGCGCACCGTGAACGGCATGAACGCGCAGATCAACGGCGGTTTTGACGTGGATGCGTCGAAGACCGGCAGGGCGAATGTCAGCAATGGCGGTGGTTCGACCACGTATGTCCAGCAGACCTTCAACTATCCGGCGATCGCTCCGACGAGCATCAGCACGCAGCAAAAATTGCAGACGGCGGCAATGCCGCAATGGTGACACACGAGCGAAAAGGGTGGTGCAATGATTCTCACGGATTATCTCATCAATGGTCAGCAGCTGACCGGTGAGCATTCGAGTCTGATCGTCGGCACCACCCATTTCACGAGCATCAGCCCGCGCATCAATTCCGTGACCGTGAACGGCCGGAACGGCGTCATGCTTCCGGCTGGGCCGGTGGCTTTCGACGCGCCGGAAATCACGTTGAAATTCATTACGGATGGCAGTGGTGCGGATGCTCTGATGCATCGGTTCTACCGTCTCTGCCGCCTCGCGTCCGAGTTGACTCGTGTGGAGCGTGACACGGTCTCCGGCTTGACGCGCCGCATGACCGCTAGCGCGGTATGCACGTCATGTCAGCCGGACGGTGACGAGATTCCGTGGGATGACCACCGCGCGGCCACCGCCGTCTTCCAATTGCCTGACGTTTATTGGCATGGGGAGCAGTGGCAGGAAAAGACGTTGGCCGCGTCGGGCGGCAGGCTGCTGCCGGGCGGGGTTCCGAATCCGAGCGGCAAGGGGTATTGGACACGCTGGACTGGGTTGCCGAATGCTTCGCCGTCCATGCTTTTCGACACGCTTCCCGATGGTTGGCTGTCGGACGCGCCGATCACCACGCTGGTATTGCGCTTCGGTGCCGCCACTGGTGTGACCATTTCGGATCCGGTGAGTGGCACGAATCTGGTGTGGGGCGGCAAACGCGACGCCTCACGACCTTACCTCTTTATCGATGTGGCCAATCGCAGGGCGTGGACGGCTGCCAATGCCGACGCATGGTCGGGCGGCACGGATGAGACTGGCGGCGTCGACTGGACCACCGAGCCACTGCAGGTGTGGCCCGCGATCGATTCCGGCGACTATCGGCTTGATATCAGACAGACCGGCGGCACGGACAAGGTGACCTGCCGGTTTTTGCAATCTTGGGAGTGATTTATGGCAAAGTCCCTTCATGCTCGTCTCGTTGCCTACAGGCCTTTCGGCGCGCGTATCGGCGTCCTTGCTGAGCCGGTGAGCTTCAGCGCGTCCATGCTTCACGATGATGATGGTGCGATCAGCATCGAATATTCGATGTTGTCCGGTGACGCGCAGGCATTTGACCGAGAGCTTACCGACGGCCTCGAAGTGGCCGTGGAGGTGTCGGATGGCACCGGCTATCGCGAGCCTGACAACGCTCGCTATGTCATCACTGGGCGCAGCGGCAAGACGGACGACCGTACCAAGACCGTCACCTATTCCGGCCAGTCGATCAGCTGGCTCCTGAGCAAGGCGGAGAACAATGATTCCAGCCATCTGCTCGCGGACGGCGACAACAAGGGCAAGCGCCCATTTTATTCGGCTAATCCGGGCACGATTCTCAAGACGCTCCTTGACGAGAATAAGGGGCGTGGCGGCGTGGCCACCGGCCTGACGCTCGGCTTCGATACCGCGAAGGACGCGGGCGGCGCGGCATGGGCGAGGAAATACACTTTGTATTATTCGCTCGGCACCGACCTACAGACGATATTGGGTTCGCTGGTCAATGGCGGCGGCTGCGATTGGCGCACGAGCGGCCGCACCATAAAACTGTGGAACGCGGACAGCACGGCGTTGAGCCGTGACCTGAGCAAGAACGTTATCCTGCAATTGGCACGTGACATTGGCGAGGCGCCATACGAGGAATCCATCGCGGATCTGGCGTCCACCATCCTTGTCGAGGGTGACAATAATCTGCTTTTCCGCATGGACAATCCGAGTGCTCCTACTCCGTGGGGCAAGTGGGAGAGCTATTCCAGCCAGGGTGGCGTGTCCGATAAGGACACGGCGCAGGCATTCATGGCATCGACGCTGGCCGACGCCGCTAGAGTGCGTGGCCAGTACACGCGCGACCTGGTGACTTCCGGTGTGGACAGTCTGCCGCTCATCGACTTCCATACGGGTGACTGGATTACCGCCCCCACCGTCTCACATGGGGAGAAGGTGCGCGTGCAGGAAATCGACCTGAGCATGCGCCAGGGCGAGGGACTATCCGCCAGCATTGCACTGAACGACATCAAATACGATGCCTCGGTCAAGCAGGCAAGGAAGATAAAGGGCATCACCGGCGGCGCCGCGTTGGCCGGCAGCGAGGGCGGCACGACCGCCTCGTCCGACCGTGACCACCGCGTCCCGAAAGCTCCTCTCGGATTGATCGTGCAGACGGACGCGTATATAGGCTCGGATGGCTATGCGCATGGTCTGGCCACGGCTTCGTGGTCCGCCGTGACCGAAGCCACAAACAATACCGCCATTGAGATCAGCAATTACGCCGTCGAGTGGAAGCTGCATAAGGATGGCGCGCCCTGGCATTCCGCCGGCACGACCGACAAGACTCAGCTGGGTTTCGGCGGCTTGGATTGTGGCACGCAAATCGAGGTGCGCGTCAGGGCTATGCCAACATACTCTGACAAGCTCGGCGAATGGTCGAGCGTTTTCGTGGCCACCGTCGAATCGGACACGACACCGTGCTCTGTACCGTCCAAGCCGGTTCTCTCATCCGAGCTTGGCGTGGTGACCGTTCATTGGGATGGCAGGACAAGCACTGGCACGTCGATGGAATCGGACTTCGATCATGTCGAGGTCGGCGAGGGCGTCAATGCGTCCGGCATGACCGTCATCAGCGCCACGCAGTCCGGCCCGGGCGATTATCTCGTGACCGGTCTGACAGCCGGTTCCCAACACTCCTACGCGCTTCGTTCGGTGGATCATGCGGGCAACCGTTCCGACTGGTCGGCAGTCGCTTCGGTGACGGTCGCGTCGGCGGTTTCGCCGGAGGAGGTCAAACGAATCCAGCAGGATTTGGCTGACAACAAGACGGCTTTGCAGGATAATACTGCCAAGCTCGATCAGGCACGGAAGGATATCCAAGCCAACAAGTCGAATCTCGACACGGCGAATCAGACGCTCACGCAGGCCAAGGCCGATCTGTCTCAGGCCCGGAAGGATATTGCGCAGACCAAAAGCGATCTGACCACGGCGAACGGCGAGATTGCGAAGGCCAAGGAGTCAGCAGCGCAGGCGTATGCCGAAGCCCACTCGAAGAATCATACCTTCCGTGGGCCTGATGAACCGAAGGACAATCTCATCGTCGGCGACCTGTGGCTCAAGACGCAGAAGTATTGGACGCGCTGGCAGGGGGAGAAGAATAATTCGCCGTCCATGCTCGCGGACTTCTACACGTACTGGACCGGCGCGCCGAACGCTTCGCCTAGCGTTTTGGTGCCGCTTGCTGACCGCGTGATCGACACGCTCGTTTGGGACGGAGCCACGTGGAACCATCTCGGCTATGCCGATGTCGAGAAGAACGCGGATGAAATTTCCAAGGCTAAGTCGGATATCGCGGACAATGCGGCTAAGACCACCGACGCGAAGAAGGCTGCTGAGAATGCCGCTGCCGCAGCGAAAAACGCGCAGGGCACGGCAGACAGTGCGAAGAGCGCTGCGGGCACCGCGCAGTCCACCGCCGACGTGGCGAACGCTGCCGCGAAGAGCGCGACGACAACTGCAGGTCAGGCCAAGGATGCGGCCAACGCGGCAAACGCCGCCGCCGAAAGCGCGAAAAAGACCGCTGGCAATGCCGAGACTTTGGCGAACACGGCCAATGCTTCGGCCAATGCCGCCAAGTCCGACGCGGCTTCCGCCAAGTCGGACGCTTCCACCGCGAAGACCGATGCGGCCAATGCGAAGGCCACCGCTTCGAACGCTTCGAGCGTGGCGACGCAGGCGAAGGCCACCGCAGACAGTGCGGCCCAGTCCGCCACGGACGCGGCCAACGCTGCGCAGAAGGCGAATACGGCGGCTGCGGCGGCGGCTGGCGTGGCTAACGGCAAGGCCGACGTGCTCATCCAGAGCACGGCACCGGCCACGTCGATGCGCAAGGCTTCGACCTTGTGGATTGACACGACTGGAGGCGCGAACACGCCGAAGCGTTGGAATGGCAGTGCTTGGGTGGCTGTGACCGACAAGGCCGCTACTGACGCCGCGAATGCGGCTGTCAAGGCGAATGATGCGGCCAAGACCGCTCAATCCACCGCTGACAAGGCGCAGACGGCTGCGGCCAATGCGGCTTCTCAGGCTAATCAGGCTCAGGCGGCGGCGCAGAAGGCACAGACCACGGCGGACGGCAAGAATCTCATCTACCGTGGCCCCGACGAGCCGTCCCATGACGGTTTGAAGCCGGGTGACATGTGGTGGCGCACGCAAAAGTATTGGACGCGCTGGAAAGGCGAGAAGAATAATTCTCCCAGCCTCATGGCCGACTTCTACACGTACTGGACCGGCGCGCCGAACGCCAGCCCGTCCGTGCTGGTGCCGCTCACAGACCGCGTTATCGAAGTCCTGACGTGGGACGGCACGCGCTTCGAACCTTTTAACCTCGTGGCGAACAACATCCTCGCGTCTGGAACCGTGGCCGCGAAGCATCTCGCCGCCGACTCAGTGACCGCCGAGAAGGTCAAGGCCAATGCCATCACAGTGGACAAGCTCGCCGCGAACTCCGTCACGACGGAGAAATTGGTGGCTGATGCGGTGACCGCCGCGAAACTCGCCGCCAACTCGGTGCAGGCTCGGAACATCGTCGCACTGGCCATCACATCAGACAAGCTCGCCGCGAACAGCGTCACCACTGCGAAGCTCAAGGTCACGGAAGATATGACCGTGGCCTTGCTCAACGTCCACAAGATTCAGGCCGGGGAGATTGCGGCTAATGCCGTGACCACTGCTGCCTTGGCGGCTGGTGTCGTGAATGCCGACAAATTGGCTACTAATTCGGTCAATGCGTCCAAGATTGTGACCGGTGCCATAACCGCCGACAAGCTCGCGGCAAACAGTGTGACGGCCGTCAAGATCGCGGCGGGCACCATCACGTCCGACAAGGTGGCGGCAGGCCAGTTCCGGGGCTATGTGTTCACCGGCGCGATATTCCAGAGCTCCGATGCGGCGAACACCGGCATGAAGCTCAATTCGACCGCATTGCAAATGTGGGATTCCAACCATAATCGAACCGTCTATCTGGACGGCGAGGGCAAAAATAATGTGCTGACCGGCACGTTCCAAACCCGTATGAGCGGGCATCGCGTGCGCATCAGCCCCGACTACCAGTCGTACATCATCGGAGGTTCGGAGACGTTCGTTGGTGACGGATTGGAATTCCCCGCATACAACGGTTCCACCGCCTACTACAGTCATCCAGCCATCGCATCGGTCATCCAGTCGAATCAGGTCGGCTCGATGGGCGAACTGGACTTGTGGAGCGGACACGTGAGCAAGAACGATCCCGCCGCGTTCATGTCTCTCAGATCGAAGCCGCGCAAGAAAGGCGGTACCGGCAGCGGCGGCGTCACATCCAGAGTGCATGCCGTGGCGAACACGGATTACGACGAGCCGGACGAGAGCAAGAAAAGCAGCGCTTACCTCACTCTGTCCGGCGATAGCGCGAACGGTTCGAAGTGCTGGCTCGGAGCGCAAGACGCGAACGGCGAGGTCGGAGTCGGCGCGAACATCGGCACCGGATACCTGCATCTCGGCGGCTATCTCGGCGGCATCACGAACCGTTTTACGTTCCATGCCCAGGCTGCGTGGAAGGCGTGGTATCCGAATCCCGGCCAGAGCATATCGACCGGCGCGGCAATGCAAGTCAACTGCACGTTCAGCCCGACGAAATACGGCCACTATTACGTCGTCGCGAACGCGGACTCACAATGGGCGGGCATCATCGCGCATCCATGCAACACGGGCGGCCAGAGCGGCTTCCAAATGAAGCTTTACAACGCCGACCAGCCTTGCCCGGTCGACGTGTACGCCGAATACCTCGCCTATCTGGTCAAATGATTGGAGGAAATCTTGTCATCGACTTTTGAAATGGGCGAGAACGGATTGTGCATCATCCGCTGCGATCCGCCGGTGAACGGGTCGGACAGTTTCGTGTTCCAGCCCGAGGTGATCGCATCGTGGAAGGCACTGCTCGGATTGGCTTCGACCCGTGAAGCGATAGCGGCGATCATGCAGGGCAGGGAGGACACGAGCCGATACGATTCGAAGACCGGAAGGGGCGTATGGACTGGAGCGTTCGAGGCGTTGGAGGCGGCTTTGGCGGATTCCGCCACCGGGGTGAGCATGCTTGCGGACGATGGGGAAGTGTTGAATGACCCGCTGACCGCCGCGCGCAATAAGACGCGTGAGGGCATGAATCTGCCGGTCATGTCTAATGAGACGGACGCGAATCTCATTGCCACACTGTCCGTTGATGACTCCGATGAGGAGCCGTCGAGTGGCATTGACACAAGCATGACCAAAAACATTGAGGGTCTTGACGATTTCCTCAATGACGAGTCCAGTCAATCAAATTTGGACGAGTGCGAGGAGAGATTTTACCAATCCCTCATGCCACGACCTCAAAACAACCAACAATAAGGAGATTGATTATGGCCGATGTGACCACTGAGAACACTACCGATACCGCGCCTGCCGTGACGCCCTCTGAGCCGTCTGGCGTGCTTGATTTGCGTCCGCCGAAGGAGTCGGTGCGTGCGGAATTGTGCCGATTGGGATTGGAGTTTTCCAGCACGGACGGCACCGCCGAATCTTGGCGCGACTACCAGCGTGGCGTGCTTGCGACGTTCGACGATTCCGGCACGTCCGTCACTTTGACGGACGTGAAGACGAATCTCGGACGCACTTTGACGCTCGACGGGCTTAAGGCCGTTACGCGCATCGACACGATGACCGCCGCCGACTAACCCGTATTTCCCAGTTTTTTCAACCCCTGCAATCCAATCGGATTGTGGGGGTTTCGCATTTAAGGAGACATTTTGACTCAGCAGATTCCAGCCGACGCGAATCAGGTCATCGACCAGCTCGCACAACAGATCGGCGCACTCAACAAGCAAAACGCAATCCTGTCCAGCCAGCTTGCGGCGGCCATGAAACTGATTCCGCAGGATGTGCTCGACAGTCTCGACAAGGAGAATCATGCAGAGGACTAATTGGTTCCCCGACCCGAACATCACCGGCACCATAAAACCCATCGCGAACAACAAAGTCCGGGTCGAATACCCGGTCGTGAACAACCGCCGCTGGCTGCGTGCGATCAGCACCGCCAAAGGAGACAACTGTGCGATATATGTACTGTCCGGCCCGCAGCTTCCGCCGTCCGGCTCGTACCACATGCACGCCATTGCCTACGCGCAGACAGCCAACGCCAGTTTTCAAGTCTTCTACCGTGTTGGCGGCTCATATGCACAACCGCTCAACATGCCGGTCGGCAAAGACCAGACCGTCACGGTGGACAGGACCATCACCATTCCGGCCGGCTGCGATCAGATACGCGTCCTCATCCGGCTTGACAGCCAAACGGTCGGCGCGATAGGCATGATGAGCGAGATTCTCATCGAACGTGCCGACACTTACGACACTACCGTGGGGGGGGGGTATCCT